GTATCTGGAGAAAGTATTTTAGCAAGAGGATTTGGAATTGTTCCAAACTCTAATTTGGAACTCCTTTTTAGTGGACCAACTCTTCGTGATTTTACTTTTGCTTATCGTATGAGTCCAAGAAGTAAAGAAGAAGCAACGAACGTAAAAAGAATTATTCGTTTCTTCAAACAAGGAAGTTCTCCAAGAAAATTAACCGCATCAGGTGGTGCTGGTGCCGCATCTATATTTTTAGGAACTCCAAATGTGTTTAAACTTCGTTATATAACAACTGGAAACACAGAAATATCAGGTGTAAATAAATTTAAAATATGTGCTTTAAGAAGTGTTGCAGTTAATTATGCTCCCGATGGAACTTGGGCAGCATATGATGAAGGACAACCAGTATCTGTTACTATGTCTTTAAACTTTCAAGAAATTGAACCTGTATATGAAAGTGATTATCAAGAAACCATTTCAAGTAATTTTACAAATAAAGAAGATCATTCAAATACAGCAGATTATTCAAAAGTTTATCCAGATGACGTAGGATACTAAAAATGGCTTATTTTTCAGAACTTCCTAATCTTCAATATACTGCTAATTTTCCAGATCAGTCGTTCAATACTGATGTTGTATTAGCAAAAAATATCTTCAAAAGAGCAAAACTTCGTGATGATTTCGCAAATGTAGTTAGTGCTTTTACTTATTATCAAATTATTGATAATGAAAGACCAGATCAAATTGCTCAAAAAGTTTATAATGATCCAGAACTTGACTGGGTTGTTTTGACCACAAATAACATCACTAATTTTAATAATCAATGGCCATTAGACAATGAAAGTTTTCATAAGTATCTTTTAGATAAGTATGGTTCAGAAGAAGAAATTCAAGCAATTCATCATTATGAATCGGTAGAATATCGTGATGAATATAACCGTCTTGTAACTCCTGGTGGTTTAATTATAGATCCACCATACCAAACACAGGGAAGTGTTGTAACTAATTCCAATAATTCTACTTATGTTATATCAAGTTTTCCCGTTCAGGGACAAACCAGAGTTTCAGTCAATTTAAATCAATTTTTAACTGTATACGGAAACAATGCAAATACTAATACATCGATTACTGATATACAAATTCAAACATCAAATTTAGGAATTGCTGGACGAGATAACAATATTCCAATTATAGTTACAAACAATTTGACTGTTTGGCCAAGTGGATGGGGAGGTTCTTTGACTGTATATGGAAGAGATACAAATACAAAACTTTCCATTGCAGATCAACTTGGAACTCAAGATATTACACTACCCAATACTCTATATACAATCACATCACCAAATGGTACAAATGCTTATCTTACCTTAGTATATAATCCATAAATAAAGAAAAAACCATGAACACTCCATTTCCTGGTATTACAATTAATTATCAATCTGATACAAAATATACCTCATTTACAAATACTCTGGGATTTGTTTTAGTTACAGAACAAATTACAGGGGTTACTAATTATGATTATGAAGTTAAATTAAATGAAGAAAAAAGAAAAATATTAATTCTCAAACCACAATATCTCTCAGTATTCATTAATGATATGAAAAATATTATGAAATATGATCAATCTTCTGATTATATTGATGCAACTACCAAAGCAACTTATAATCCAAATTTAACTGGTAATTGAACCTGGGGGACAAAAAAATTCCCCGGAATTTTTTTCCGGGGAAAAAGGTAACTAAAAGTTGATTTTTAAATTACGACTCAGCTAATTTTTGAAAGTAACTCATTGCATCATCCTCTTCATCTTCGTCATCATTAGAAGTTGAAGAAGGACGAACCGAAACCTTTTCTTGAACTGGTTCAAACTCTTCCTCTTCGTCTGCAACTTCTGGATCTTGACGACGAGTAGTTCCTTTGTTACCAAGAACTTGATCCAAACGTTTTTTCAAATCTTCATAAGATTTGAAGTTTTTTGCATCTGTAAAATCATTCAAATCATAAAGAGATTTGTAGATTTTTTCCAGTTCATCGTCGTCATCAAGAAGAGGACCAGATTCAGCAAACTCAGATTTATCATAATTCCAATAACCTTCAACCTTACGAAGTTTAAGTTTGAAGTTAGCACCTTCCCAAAAATCAAAAGGATTTACAGGTTTTTCATCATCAAACTCTGGTTGCATAGAAGCCATGATCTTATCAAAAACCTTCTTACCAAACTTGTAAAGGAATACACGACCTTCATTCTGAGGATTTGAAGGATCCTTTACAATATAAATGTTCGCATAATAAGAAAGTTTACGTTTACGATCACGAACAATATTTTGATTATCTTTACTACCAGTATTCCAAAGTTCACGGTTTGCTTCACAAACAGGACATTGACCTTTGTTAGTAGTGAGGCAGTTATCGATCAACCAACCACCAGGTCCTTGAAATGCGTGAGACCACACTTGTGCCCAGGGAAGATCACATCCAGCAGGGGCAGGAAGGAATCGGATAATAGCAGAACCTGTACCACCTTTATCCATTGATGGTTTCCAAAAACGATCATCATCTTTGGAACCACTATCGTTGAGTTTCTCAACTTGTTTGATGAGTTTCTCGGTCAAAGAACCCATCTTAGATTGCTTTTTAAGATCAGCAAAAGACATTCGTATTCTCCGTATTAGTTGTATTGGAATGTATTGTACGTATTAAGTGTAGCAGGTATAAGGTCAAACGTCAAGGGTTTCTTCAAGTCTATCAATTGTTTCTTGCATATCTTCAAAAAATTTATTTAAATTATCTCCTGGTTGAAAACCAAAAAGTTGAGCAGATTCAATAATTTTTTCTTTCATCTCTACTGCTTCTGGGTCATCAGAAAGAGTCATTCTAAAAATGAAAAGTTTTTGTTTTTCTAAAAACTCTTTCATTGTTTCAAGATGTTCTCTCTTCTTTTTGTTATCAGCAAAAGGAAGATAATACAATTGATTAATAATTTTTTCTTGAAGACTGTCGAGTTCTTTTAATGATTTCCTGACCATATCTGAATCAAAAAATCCACTCATAATACAATCTCCTTAAGTGTTTGTTTATACTTGTCCACATCAATATTTATAAATGGCTTGTATTTTCGAATTCTTAAACTAATAAATTCCCAAACAGGGTCAGTAAGTTTCTTATCAAATTTTTTAGTAAATTCTAAAATCAAATCTAAAATTGTAATTGTTTCTATACTAACTGCCTTTTGCAAGTGTTTCTTTAATATTTCTGGATGATTACCAGTTTTACAATCAAATAACTCTTCAAAATTATCTTTTGTTATAAAAACTTCTATTTCTGTTTTAAACAAATAAAATAAACTTTGTGATCTCTTTAACCAATTAGTATAAGTATCCTCACCACTTCTAATGATTTCACCAATCCACAATCTTTCTGGATTATCACATTCTACAAAATTTGCAACAAAGTATGCTTTAATTTCATCATCATTTTTTTGACGACTTAAACGTTCAAAGAAATATCTATCTTTACGTTTATAAAAACTTTCTTTTGATGCTCTACTTCTTCCACAATACTTGAAGTAGTCATAATTTTCTTTGGAGAAGTGATTTTTAAATGCTAAGTAAGTTTTATATGTTTCAAAATCAGTCACAAAGGAAGTTTAGCACGAGTTGTTTTCTTTAAGAAATTGAGTTCAGTTGCATTATGCCTCAATTTTTCTTTCAGTGGTTTTGAAATCAACTTAGAAACAGTTTCAACTTCAATGCTATTTTCTTCGCAATAAGTAATGATTGCATCGATATAATTAATTTTTGATACTTTTACAATTAATTCAATATCTTGTGCAAATTTTTGTGGACATAAGAACTTATTATTGAGTTCTTCTTTAATTTCGTCATTCATAGGATTGAAGTTTATCTGCAACAAATTCTCTAATATATTGGGTAAGCAATTTGATGTATTTTGCTTTGTCGTACTCTTCATAGATTTCACATTCTCCGTTTTCACAAGCCATTATGATTACAAATTTCTTTACCATTATACCAGTCATTTCATATAACATGCAAGCGTAAGCAGCACATTGAACGAAATAATGTTCAATCCAATCTTTTGGTTTTGGTTTCTTTGAAGTCTTAAAATCAATAATTGCTAATTCACCATTGTATTCTGCAATACAATCAACAGTACCAGCAATTCCAAGGACTTTACTATATAAAGACCTTTCAAGTGCATGAATATTATTTATTTTATTTAAATAAGGTTTCGCAATTCCAAATAACATCTGTGAAATTGGAAGAACCTCAGAAGTAAACTCTTCATTCTTCAAATACATTTCAGACAAAGTGTGCATATCAGTTCCACGACTGGTTGCTTGCTTTGTGATTTTATTTGCTTGCTCTTCACCTACTTTCTTTCTCCAATCAGCAAAGAACTGACGGTTCTTATGACTGGTCACAGAAGTAATGGAGACAAGTCGTAACAACTTATCTCCTTCTGGAACTTTATAGTATCTTACTCCATCAATCGTTTCCCTTTCAAGATAGGGAAGTTTAATATCAACGTGATTAAACATTACAAACCAAGTTCCATTTTTGCTACAAGATATTCCTTAACGATTCCAGAACGAACAATATCATCAATACCAAATTCAATCATATCAAAAGAAGGCATTTTTCTCAAAATATTAATAAAGTCCACAATACCACTTCTTTCATTTGATTTTACTAAATCTGATTGACTTGCATCACCACAAAAACAAACTCTACTATTTTCACCAACACGAGTAATAATAGAATCCAATTCATGAAAATTGAGATTTTGAAATTCGTCAATAATAATAATTGAATTGTCCAAGGTAGTACCACGAACAAATGAAGTGCTCCAAAACTTAATAGTCTCTTGGGTTTTTAAGTTCCCATAAAGCATCTCAAACTCTGCATCAGAAGGCATCTGGAACATATACTTCACCATATTCTTATAAGGAATTTGATAAAGTGATGATTTATCTTCATGAGTTCCAGGAAGAAATCCAATCTCTCTTGTTGCTACAAGAGAACGAACAATATAGATTTGTTCGTAAGGAGTAATTGGATTCAAAACATCTTTTAGTGCATTATAAAGTGTAATGAATGTTTTGCCAGTACCAGCAGCACCATAAGCAACTATTTGCTTACCAAGTGCATAAGAATCAAAAAGTTTCTTTTGATTCTCTGTTAATGGTTCAATATCCAAAAGTAATTCTGGACCTATTGGTTTTCTTCTTTTCATTTGTCTTGCTGTCATACCAATACCAATTGGTTGATCGCCATTGCTTTTTCTTTTTCTTGCCATAGTTAAATTGGTTTTACTGTTGATCCAGGAACTTTTGAAACTTTAGAAAGTACTTCATTCCATCCTGGGTTTCTATTAACGTGTTTGCTTAACAAATCACCAACCTCCCCTACATTCATTTGTGTAGGAATGAGTGGTTTGATATGTGGATTTTCCTGAAGGAAAGGTTCTTTTTCCGCCATATACATCCATTTTTCAAAGATTTCACCAGTTTCTGTGTTCAAATCTATAAGTTGGCATTATTTTAATAATATGTAAAGATATTTATTACAACCAATTAAAATTAATATTATATCTAAATTTATTTGTAGTGGTTGTAGAATGGTGATTATTTCCACCGTTAAAGAAAACTATTCTATTTTCTATACTATCAGATTTAAATCCATTTTCAAAACCAGTAAATCCATCACAAGTATTTAATGAAAACACAGCAGCGTGGTGATCATAAGGATAATCTACATGCATTTCATTTTTCATCAAAGTATCAGTGTGAGGATAAAGGTTAATTTTAATCCGTAATAAAGATTTAAACCCAACAATATCAGAAAACCTTTTAACAAAAATATTATAAAATGGTTCAAAAAAATTACTAGAACTTGAATCTTTATCATATATCATATGAGTAGCATACCAACTCCAAGAATCTTCTCTTTCAGTTTGATATGAAACTATTCTATTAATAAAAAATGGAAAAGTATCTGAAATTATATTATTTTTGAAAAACAAAAACTCTTCTTTGGATAAAAAATTATCAATTATTTTAATATCTTTATCTTCCATTATTCAATAGTGATAGAAGGGGCATCTACACATTCGGGACAGTTTTCCCTACCCCAACCAAGAGCAGAAGAGATTACTGGGAACTGACAAGTAAAGATACAACGGACTGCCTCAGCAACCTCCATATGCTCCTTCTGGGTGCCATGAGCACTGCGAAGGTCAATATAATGCATCCATGACCTTAGAGACCCTGACATGTATAGACGGGTCTGTGTTGCCTGTGGGAGCACAAACCTAGCACATTCCTTTGCCACACCTTTTTCAAGCATATCATTATAAAGATCAAGAGAGATTTGAAAATGCTTACGAATTCTTTCTTGAAGAGTTAGTTTCACATAATCTCCAAGATCATCTGTGCTATTCTGTCTATTTTTTGTATCTTGTCTCCTAAGATCAGGTACAGGAAGTTCAATTTGAAGTTCCGTACTATCAGCATATCTTTGGCTGAATTGTTGGAAGGTGAAAGACCTATGACGCAAGATTTGCGTAGCAATCGCCAACGAGGTATTAATTTCAACTGTGAGGAATGCATGTTCAAAGATGCTCCAGTGTTGATGCTTGATACAATATTTAAGCAATCCTTCAAAATTTGAATTCTCTTGATTTTTTGGATTACTTACTCTTGCACAGTAAGCAATATGATGTTCTGCGTTTGGTGTAACAGAAATAAGTTTAACGTCAGGTTTCATGATCCAAATCCTTTTGATGTATGTTTTTTTAATTTAACAAGTTGTTCTTCCACATCTCTTAATTGTATTTTCATCTCTCTAAGTTTTTCTGTGGAATAAAGATGATCTTGTTTGATCATTCTCTTAAGCAATTTAACCAATTCCGTTGCTCTACTAGTCATCATCCTCCTCAAATACTTCATCGTAATCAATAATTTCTTGATTACTTTCTACTTTAT